GTACCAGCAGCCTGGTGCGCCGGTTGTCGCGGATGCTGAGCCGGTCGCTGTAGCTGAAGCTCAAGAACCGGTGGTGCGGTTTACCCTTCGGTCCCCACTCCCAGGCCGGCCAGAACACCGAGGAGGCCAGCGATTTCATCGTGCCCGGGGGAACGTTGATCAGCAGCCGCCTGATCTGCCCCGCAGTCACGGCCTCGAGGTGTTCGCAGATAACCTCGATCACCTTGCCATGCATGTAGGGGGTTCCGGGCTCCAGGATTTCCCAACCGGCCCGAATGAACCCAGCTAAGGTCCGGCTATCGCCCCGATCCAGGCTCGCCAGCGCCGCGCGGCTCATCCTCGGATTGGCGAATGCGGCGCTTAAGGATTGCTCTAAGCTGCTGACGGTCATCCGGGTCCAGGTCCGAGAAGTCAAAGGTGGTGCGGCTACGAATGTCGCCGCCGTCTTTGCCGACGTGCTCGTTGACGTCAGTACCCTTCCAGCCCATGCGCGACTTTGTCCACCAGATTGCCGCGGTGACGGCCTGCGGGTGCTCGTCGCTGGTTGCCTTGCGGAACAGCGAGCCAGCCACCTTAGCATTGGCTCGGGTGGCTGCGGTCGCGATCTCCTCGGCATAATGCTTGGTAAGCGTCTGCCAGTGGATGCCGATGCAAGGCGCAATCTGATCCAGCGGTATCCCGGCTGCCACCATCAGCGACACCGTCTGCCGGTTCTGCTCGGTCGGCACATGCGGCGGACGGCCTGGCTGTCCGGGCTCGGGGTCGGGCTCGATCTGGTGCACGTTTTATGGCCTCGAAAAACCTAGCGGGGTCTGCCAGCCCGCAACATAGCCCTCGGCCTACGGTCGCGCCACCGCTTGGTTGGGCTCCTGCCCAATCCGGGCCAGCCGTCTCGCCTCCGCTGCCTGCTCTGGGGTCATCACGGCCAGCGCTGCGGCCCAGGCCCTGGCGTAGGCCGGGACCGTGCCGCCCCATCGGCTCACCGTGCTCGCCGCCAGATCGAGGTCTCGGCTCAGGGTAACGAGCCTCGATCGAGACTGGTCGAGCAGATGCTGGAGCTCTCGCTTGTTCATCAGCCACCTCCAATGCGAGGGGTAGCATTGCGCAATCGAGTTAGCAAGACGCGCATTTTCTCAGTTGACGCTAAGGGACCTCTGCGTGAAGGTCTCCCCACTAACCAAGGAGAGACCCCGATGACCACCACCACCAGCCGCAGCGCAACCGACGTCGAGACCCTCTTCGCGGGCTTCAGCGTTAAGGTGCTCCAGACGGTCGCCGGCATCCTGACCGGCAAGACCCCGACCCGCAGCGAGTCCAAGGCGACCGCCACCGCCCGGGTCGTGAAGCTGCTCGACGCCGATCTCGAGCAGACTGCCACCCTGTCAAACCTGCCGAGCCTGCTGGCCAGCCGCGGCTTTGCCCACGAGGGTGGGTTGGTCGAGCGCCGGGCAGCCGAGCTGGATCGTGAGGTCGAGGTTGGGTTTGCCCCTGGTGAGGTCGAAGCGATGGTGGCAGCGGTCGAGCCTGCCATTCAAAAGCTGGCCACCCAGCTGTGGGCCACCCACCCCAACAACCCCGAAAACAAGGAGAACGACGTGGTTGCAGAGGACGTGCAGGGTCCGCCGCGCCGGCTGTCGGCCGACGAGATCGCGCAGGGCCGCGCGGAAGTCGAGCAGGCCGAGGGGGACATCGAGGAGCCGATGGACGAGCAGGCGATCGAGGCCATGGAGGCCGAGGACGAGAAGCAGGCGCCCCCGAAGGTCGTACGGACCCCGCGGGCCGCCGAGCGGGTGGTCAAGGCGGCCGAGGAAGGCAAGGCCATCGCCGCCCCGCGCAAAGACAGCAAGCTCCGGCTGGTTTACGACCGCCTCGAGCAGGCGTGCGGGCTGACCGGTGCCGAGATCAGGGAGCTGACGGGGCTGAGCTGCGTCACCCAGATCGCCGCAGCCGCAGCCCGGGCGCACATGGCCGAGCTGGTGATCACCAAGGAGGGCCGCAGCGCTCGCTACAGCATCCGGACCTGATCTTAGCCCCTGGCCGGGACCGTAGGGTTCCGGCCACGACCCCAGGGAGAGACCCCATGAGCAACTTGCACCTTACTGTCATCAACGAGAGCGCCGTGTACCAGCGGCTGCGTAGGATATCGTTCCAGTGTTACAGCGGGATCATCGGCAAGGAAGAGGCCAAAGGCCGTATTGCCGGCGTCTGCGGGCAGGTGTCCAGGGCCGAGGCCGGCCGGACCATGGAAGAGCCCGCGCCTCCGTCCGAGCTCGTTGAGTGTGCTGGCGAGGTCCTCGACTATCACCTGACGCGCTGGGACGAGGAGAAGCCGCTGTTGCCCTGGGTTGTCGAGCGCCCCGATGGGCGCAAGGCCCGGTTTGCTGAAGAGGATGCCGCCTGGAGATTCATTCTTAGCAGCCAGTCCGAGAGCGTTTACCACGCCTGCAAGTATGAGGGGTGGAAGCTCTATCCCGACAGCGAGGAGTCTGGTCCGGGGAGCGTACACTAATGTCTGGGGACAAGCGGCCGGCAGGCATCGACGCTATCCGTGAGGTGGTTGAGCGCGGCCAGTGCCTGCGCTTGATCTGGCCCACCGATCAGGGCCGCAGGCGGCGGGGCAGGCTGTTGGACCATTTCACGGCCAGCGCCATGCTGGCTGTCCACAGCGCGCTGAGTCCTGCAAGTCAGTCCAGGTTTGCCGAACGGGTAGCCGAAAGCCCGAGTTGGTTCCTCAGGATGGCTGAGTTCTCGCTCAAGCAGATCCGCTAGCCAGCCCCAAAAACTCTGCGCGGAGCGCGGCGTCCTTGCGAAAGGCGCCGCGCATCTCGCTTGAGATCATCTCGTGCGGCAAGCGGACGCCGCGGGCCGACATGCACAGGTGCTCGCCCCTGGCAAGCACGGCTACGTGCTCTGTACCTGCCCGCTCTGATACGTCGTCGGCAATATCTCGAACTAAGCGCTCCTGAAGCTGAAGCTTGTGGGCGTGCAGCGTGGCGATTCGGCCCAGTTTGGAGAGGCCGAGCACGCGATCGCCAGTTAGGTAGCCGATCGCCACCTGACAGCGGAACGGCATCAGGTGGTGCTCGCACATGCTGACCAGCGGTATCCCGCGGATCACGACAAGCTGATCTACCGCCACGGCCTCGAAGGTGGTGTCGAGCGAGCCGGGGTCGTACTCGAGGAATTCCACCCAGGCATCGGCAACGCGCCGCGGGGTGTCGCGCAATCCTTCTCGATCCGGCTCCTGCCCCAGATGGATCAGGAGCTGGCGGGTCAGCTCAGCGACGGCGGCTCGGTCGATGCTGCGGATCATGGCAGGCCCAGGTAGAGGTGAGTTTGAATGCTCAGCCTGTAGCCGTACTGAAGGCAGGCGGCCATGGCGAGCTTGGTGGCCTTCTCCGAGCGTGACAGTGGCTGGAGCCAGATCGGCATCCTGGCCGGCCCCATTGTCTCCTGCAGGTGCTCCAGGTCCGAGGGCTTGCCTACCGGCCACTTGATCTCGTCGGCAGCGAGTAGGGTGGCCCTGACCAAGCCCCGACCACCCGGCATGTTGCACTTCGGGCTCACGGTCAGCCACACGTTGGCGGCGGTGGGGAACGGCTTGACCGGATAGGTCCCCGAGGTCTCGATCTGGACCCTGGAGAAGTCCCGGGCATGCAGCTCGTTGACGAGCGGACCTAGGTCGTGAGCCAGGGGCTCGCCGCCCGTCAGCACGGCGTGGCGGATGCCGGATCCGCCCTCCTCCCTGGCGCGCTGCGCGATGTCCCGTGCACAGAGCGTGGCCCAGCCCTTGTCGGTGCCGCGGGGACCGCGCGGGAGTTCCGCGAGCTGGTTCTCCGGGTCGGCGGTCCAGGTCATCTTGGTGTCGCACCAGGGGCAGCCGACATCGCAGCCCATCAGGCGGATGAAGACGGCCGGGGTGCCGGTCCAGGTGGCCTCGCCCTGCAGCGTGGCGAATATCTCGTGGACCTTATAGGGCTCAGTCATCGACCACCTCGGCGCGGCAATTCGGCGTCTCCCAGACCACGACCTTCGTGAGCCGCACGTTCGTCTCCGAAAGGAGTTTCCCGCTGATCTGGAGAAGATAGGCGGCCATGTTCTCGGCCGTGGGGTTGAACGGCACACCTACCACCGCGCCGTGATCGAGCAGGAGAAGCTGCTCGCACAGCGGGTCCCGGCACCAGAGCAGGGTGCGGTGATCCCATCGCTCGTCCAGCCAAGTGCCGATGCGCTCCTTGAGCACCGAGAAGTCGACAACCCGCCCCAGCGAATCAAGGCCGCCACCGGCCTGGGCGGCGTGCAGCTCGACCCGGTACCGGTGGCCGTGCAGACGGGCGCACTTGCTCTCGTGGCCATGGACCCGGTGGCCGGCGTCGAACTCGACCAAGCGCACGGCGGCGATCGACATCAGGCGGCCCTGTGGCGCGGGGGCATCGGGGCAGCGCCCACGGCCTGGCACAGCTCGGCCACATCCTTCGGGACGTTGCGCTGGCGCAGGATGTCATAGTTCGGCGCAGGCGGCGGCGGGATAAGGCCCTCCAGAACGGCACGGGCGAGGAGGGGATCGGGCACCCCGGACTGCTCAAAGCCATGGGCCCTGAGCACGGTGGCGTGGTCCCTGCCAGATGGGGGGTAGGTCCCGTCGTAGGCGGTGTGGCTGTAGGCCAGCGCCTGATAGCAGCCCGGCAGACTCATCGCGAGGCGCACGGTTTCGACCTTCGGCAGGTCCATAAGCGGGGTCTCGATCGCGATCGACGTCTCGCCCAGCGCCTCGGTGATCATGGACTCCATGCTGTCGACGAAGCTGCGGCGGCAGTCCGGATAGTTAGCATTGTCGGCCTGGCAGACCCCGGTCACGATCCTGGGGATGCCGCGGGCCGCGGCCATGTTGGCGGCCAGCGTGAGGAACAGGGCGTTCCGCATCGGCACGAACGTCAGCTCGACGCGACCGCCGATGATCTGGTCCATGCTGGTGAAGTCGCTGTACTGCTCGAGCTCCTCCTGTGGGTTGGTGAGCGGCGAGCGGCCCTCCAGGATCGGCCCGATCTCCACGAGCCGGAGCGAGACCCCGGCGAGGCCGGCCACGGTACGCGCGGCACCTGTCTCCAGGCGATGGCGCTGGCCATAGTCGAAGGTCACGGCGGTGACCTGGCCCGCCCCCTGGGCGATCGCCCAGAACAGGCAGGTTGTGCTGTCCTGGCCACCGGAGAGGACTACGAGGCGATCTGTCACGGGGTCAGTCCTTTGTTGGCGTAGGCGTGATTGTCGATGTTGCTGTCCGCCAAGTAGACGTGCAGGCCGGGTTGATCGAGAGCTGCGGCGATGGCATTCAAGCGGCCACCGCCGCTGTCCAGATTACCCCCCGAGCCGGCGAGGTAGATGTGGCGCCCAGGTGAGCGCTCGGCCGTAGGGAACGGCACCGCCCCGTGGCGCCGGCGCAGCCAGCCCTCCAGGCGCCGCCACGCCACAGCAGAGACCGCGGCGGCGTGCCGGTGGTGGTACCTTGCGCGAGACAGGAAGATGTCGGGCGAGCTGCCGTGCTCGCGGATCAGGTGGGCGACGGGCAGGACCTCCTTGGCCTCGAACATCTTCGCCTTGCGGAACTTGCCGGTGCTGGTCTCGAACAGGTCCAGGCGGCCGTAGCGATAGCCGATGCCCCACGAGCTGCTATCGACGGAGTACCAGGGTAGGGCTCGGATGGCCTCGGTTTGCGTGAGCCCGAAGCCATGGAACACAGTGCCTTTGCCGGCGGCCCGGGCCCGCTTGTAGCACTGCACGAGCCAGGGCATGAGCCGGCCGATCGGCACCCCGACGCAGCCGCCCAGGCAGATGTAGGGATACTCCTGGATAAGCCGGTCCAGGTGGCGGAAGTCCGACCCGGTGTGGAAGACGGGGAGGGGACGGTAGCCCAGGGCCTCAAGCTTGCGCTGGTTGCGCTCGGTGGCCTCGGCGTTCTTGATCACGTCCAGGTTGGCGTAGACCGAGAGGTTCTTGCGGTTGACCCCGAGCCACTCGGCATATTCCTCAACAGAGATAGGCTGGCCAAGGCTGAGCGCGGAGAAGGCGCCGCTGTCCCCGAAGATCTGCGGGCGGGTGCGGAACAGCTTGCCGACCATCTCGCCCAGGTCCTTGCCCCGAGCATAGTGGTACGAGATCAGCATCTTGTGCGGGCGGGTGGTGGCCGCCTCGGACGCTTCGGTCACGTCGGCGCTCCTCCCTGGATTGCGGTAGAAATCGGACGCCGCGAGATAGACGTGTGGCCCGGATTCGTCGCTCAGGACAGTCGCTCCCGGAGCGCCGGCTCGGCTGCGGTGAGGATGGAGTCCAGCTTGGACCAGTCCTCGGCGGCTCCGGTGAGCTTCATCAGCTCATCAAATCGCTGCTTCACGTCCGGCGGCACCAGCAGTTTGACGCTAGGCCAGAGATCGTCCTCGGCGCCTTCCCCGGCCGACTGCTCTAGTTCGTCCAGCGACGGAGCGGTGCCGCCCATGATGGATTCGACCTCTCCTATCGAGAAGCCGGTGAGAGCAGTGTTGAAGTCGAAGCCCTGGAGCTCGGACAGTTCGATCGCCAGCAGTTCCTCGTTCCACCCGGCGTTAAGGGCGAGCTTGTTATCGGTGAGCCGGTGGGCCTTGATCTGCGCTGCCGTCCAGGTCGTGGCCACGGAAGCCGGGACCCTTGCTAGCCCCAGCTTGTGGGCCGCCATAACGCGCCCGTGGCCGGCAATCAGCACGCCCTCTGGGTCGATCAGGACCGGCATCGTCCAGCCGAACTCAACGATGCTGGCGGCGATCTGGTCGACCTGCTCGGGCGTGTGGGTCCTGGCGTTGCGGGCATAGGGGACAAGCTTGTCGACCGGGACCATCTCGACATGGGTTGCCGGCCACTCGCTCTCGGGCTTCACGGGGTCTGCTCCGCCATCCTCTGTGCTACCACCTCCAGGTCAACGCCGAAGCTCCTGGACCAGCGCTGGAGTTCGAGCACCGCCCCCTCTTCCTCCCGCCACGTAGCGGAATGCTTGCCTGTCGCTAAACCCAGCATAACCGGGCTGCACGGCATACCCTTAA